CTACGGCTGAGCGGGCGCGAGCCCGTTGATCTGGTTCAGCTGCGCGGCCGAGTGCTCCGCGTGGTCCCGGCGGACGTGCATCTCTTCGGCCCCCATCTCGGTCCGCCAGGTGCCGTCCGGCCGGCGCACGCCCCAGATCGGTGTGCCGTCCGTAAGCGCACGGAGTAGGTCGACGCGGTAGTAGCCGGTGGCGTCCTGGTTGCTCATGCCCGCCTCCGGGTGGCCGCGTCGAGGTGGGCGGCCCAGCAGTCGGAGGCGGCAGGGTCGACGTCGCGGCCGGTACCGGTGAGGCATCGGTCGCAGCCTCGGCACGGGACGTACGGCCTGCCTTCGCCAGCCTCGTCCGGGCGCCCGCCCGGGGTCGAACGCCTCGCTGAAGTGTTTTGCTCATGTTCGACTCCCTGCCGATCGTTCCGTGCCGGACAGTGCCCCGGCATGACGATGGTCGGCCAGTCGTCGGGACGAACACACCACGTTTCAGGGACGTTTGGGACGTTCGACTGGTACACCTTGACTCGTCCTTGCAGACCAGAGAGGCGAACCCGTGAACGAGGTCCTGCGGCAGGCTATGGCCCGTGCGAATATGACGGAGTCCCAGATCGCGCGCGCGTGCGGAGTGGACCCGAAGACGGTCAGTCGGTGGATCGGCAACGCCTCGCGCGTGCCTCACGCCCGCCACCGTGCTGCGGTGAGCCGGGCCCTCGACGAGGAGGAGACCGTGCTCTGGCCGTCCGTGCAGCAGCTCGTCAAGAGCGGCCCCGACCGTGAACTCGTCCAGCTGTACCCGTACCGGTCCGCGGCGCCCACCTCGCTGTGGCGGCAGTTGATCGCCGGGGCGGAGCGGGAGCTGACGTTCGCCGGCTACACCAACTACTTCCTGTGGCTGGAGCAAGCGCAGTTCGGTGAACTCCTCCGCAGGAAGGCCGAGCGAGGATGCAGGGTCCGTTTCATCATCGGCGACCCGTCCTCTCCCGTGACCCGCCAACGAGAGCTGGAGGAGGACGTGCCGCTCACGCTGTCGACCCGGATCGAGGTGACGTTGTCCGAGCTGGCCAAGCTGCGGGGCACGGACATCGAGGCCCGCTACGAGACCGGACACGTCTCGCTGTCGGTGTTCCGGTTCGACGACGACATGATCGTCACGCCTCTGCTGCCCGGCAGGATCGGCCATGACGCCCCGATGATGCACCTGCGGCGGGCCCAGGACGACGGTGTGTTCGACCGCTTCGCCGGCCACGTTGAAGACCTGTGGGCGAAGGGGCGCGATGTGTGGACGATCCCGACGACGGAGGTGGCCGATGCCCAGGCGTGACTACGAGGACGACCCGAACGCCCCCAAGCCCAACTCGCTGGTGCCGGCCGCCTCGGTGGTGGTCGTCGACGAGCGCGGCCGCGTTCTGCTGCAACGCCGCACCGACAACGGCATGTGGGCCCTGCCCGGCGGCAAGATGGACCTCGGTGAATCCCTGGCCGACTGCGGGATCCGCGAGACCCGCGAGGAGACCGGCCTCGACATCGAGATCGTCGGCATTGTCGGCACCTACACCAACCCCGGCCACGTCTTCGCCTACGACGACGGCGAGGTCCGCCAGGAGTTCAGCATCTGTCTGCTCGGCCGGCCGGTCGGTGGCGGCGACCTCCGCGTTTCCGATGAGTCGTTCGAGGTGGCGTGGTTCGCACCAGAGGAGACCGACGAGTTGCCGATGGTGTCGAGCATCCGCAAGCGGATCACCGACTGGCGGTCCGGCCGGATTCCCGTCGTGCGCTGACTGCCGTCCGCACCGAACGGTCAGCACCCCGACATGACGAAACCGCCCCGCCGGCCGAAGCCGAGCGGGGCTGACAGCCGATCAGGCTTGAGGGGGCGCAGTGCGTTCCAGGGTGGCCGTCAGGTGGTCGGCCGCTGCCAGCAGGCGTTCCGCCTGGGCCTCATCGTCGGCTGCCAGTTGGCCGGCGGCGAAAGCAAGCTCGGGAACGGCGCGCTCCAGCGCGGCCCGCAGCTGGGCGATGTGCTGATCCCGGGGATCCGCAGGCGTGATGTCCATGGCGCCATCCTCGCGGCACCGAGGGCCGCCACGCCGAGAACGACGAAACCGCCCCTGCCCGGCACGAAGCCGGGCGGGGCGGGGATGTTCAGCGGCCGAGGAAGTACGAGGCGAGGTACCCACCGATCGTGCCGAGCACGCTGCCCGCACCGGTGGCGATCCAGGCCTTGCGCTCCAACTGGTCGATCCTGGTTTCGTGGTCGTCGATCTTCCGATCGGTCTGGTCGGTGCGCTGCACCAGGAGCGCGAGCTGCCCCTGCGTGGTCGCGTTGCCGACGTCCACCGACCGGCGAAGTTCCGCGAGTTCCAGGGCCACAGCGACTCCGGGGTCCGGCGGGGCGGTCACTCGCGCACCGCCTGGCGCAGCGCCTTGGCGTCGGGGTCGGCGGCCAGGCGCAGCCAGCTCGGCAGCAGTCGGTTGACGGCGGGGAGCGCCATCACTCTGGTGAGGGCGGCAGCGCCGGTCAGCGCGCCGGCCACCCACGGGAGCGTCGCGGGGATCCGGGCGGCGTCCACGATCAGCGGCAGCAGGGCGGCGACGGTGATCGCGGTCTGGACGGTGGTGCGGATGGTGCGGCGGGTCGAGTCCTGCATCGTCAACTTCCCTTCGATCAGTGGGTGATGGGTGCGTTCCAGGCGGCGTCCCAGGTGCGGGCCGACGATGGCGTCCGCGGCGAGGCCCTTCTCGGCCTGGAATCGGAGCGCGACCGTGGCGCTCGCCGGGCCGTACCAGCCGTCGACGGCGATGCTCCAGCCGCGGTCCCGCATCCGCTGCTGCCACTGGCGAACGTCGTCCCCGTGCAGCATCGGCGAGGTGAGCGGAGCAGGCGGCCGGGGAACGCGGGCCGGACGGTGCCGGCGCGGAGCGCTGTGGCGGGGCGGGGGTTGCGCGGCCGGGTGTAGGCGGGGCGGCCGTAGCCGACGATGACCTCCGGTCCGCGGATCCGGCGGGCGCACACGTCCGCCGTGTTGCCCTCAATCGTCGCGACCTGGCCGCCGGGCAGCACGTCGGTGACGATGCCGACGTGATCGATGTTCCCGATGCGTCCGGACCACGGCGCGCTCATCGACCAGTCGAAGAACACGATGTCGCCGCGTCGGATCCCACCGGTGCTGTATGTCCACTGGCCAGCGTCGGCGAACGCCTGCGCATGCGCCGGGGTGTACGGCCGGTCCTCGCCGAGGCAGACCGCCTGCCACTCGCCGGCGTCCGCCGACCAGCGGGTGATCGCGGCGTCGCACCAGGCGAAGTTGCCGCTGTACTCGGCCCCGTTGCGGTCCCGGTACCAGGACTGGATGGTGTTCGGCTCACCGGTGCCGAGCCAGGCTTCGGCGGACCGGATCATGCTGTCGACGGTCACTGCGTGCTCCCCTCGAAGGTCGGGGCGCCGTACACGCCCTGCGCGTTGGGTGGCCCGAACAGCTCGGCGAGCAGCTGGCCCTCCGCGGGGTTGGTGGGGCCATTGCCGGTGTCTACGAGCAGCATCGGGATGTCGCCCGCGTCGGGCTCCGTCGGTCGGGGGTCGATCATGTAGTCCTCCAATCGGAATGCGAGCGTGCGAATTCGTCGCCAACTCGGGTGGTGTAAGGGAGATGTGTCGGTCGCGGCGGTACCGTGGTGGGCACCAACGGCCAAGGGGGGTCTACGAGATGGCGATCCGGATCAGCAGGCAGACAGCGGCGATCGCGGCGTCGGTGGTGGCGGTGCTCGGCATCGGCGGCGGGGCCTGGGCGCTGGGGACCGGCGGGGACAGCAGCAGCACCCAGCAGGTGCAGACTGCCGACGTCGTGGTCACCGGCAGCCCGAGCCCCGGTGCGAGCGAGAGCCCGAGCAGCAGCCCGTCGGCGTCCGCCAGTTCCGTCCCGAGCGACCCGCCGGCCGCGACCACCGCGCCGGCCACCACCGCGGCCCCGACACCCAGCACGACGAAGAAGGGCAGCACGATGAGCACACCCACGACGCCGACCGAGCCGGACCCGACCACCCCGCCGCCCCCGGCCGCGACCGCCGGCCAGAACAACGGCGGCACGGGCAGCGTCGACAACGGCCCCTACCCGTCGATGGCGCCGCCGCCGTCGAACGGTGCGACCGAGGACCCGTACGCCCAGCACTAGGACTGGATGCCGAAGGTGCTCAGCCCCTTGACGCCGATGTTGCCGGTGCTGCCCGGGGTGACCCGGGCTTGCCAGTGCAGGTTGAACCTGGCCTCGTGCCCGCCGGCCACGGTGCCGGTGACGGCGTCCCAGTAGTACGCGCCGGCCGCCACGTTCACCGGCCCGGCGACGACCACGTTGTTGTCGTCGATCAGCTGGATCTGTCCGGAGGTGGTGGCGTCCGAGCAGCGCACCAGAAAGTTCGCCTCCACCCGCGGGTGCTGCTTGTACCAGACCATGTGCTGGAGCGTGGTGAACGAGGTGCTGCTGGTCGTGAACGCCGGGACCTCGGTCGCGCCGAACCAGGCGTCGGTCGACAAGTACGGCCGGGCGAGGCCCTGTCCGCTGACCCTGTCGTCCGCGATGATCGTGTTCCCGGCGCGGTCCCAGACCGCGATCGGCTGGGGGGACGCTCCCGCGCCGTCCCAGATGGCCAGCGCGGCGGACCCGTCCTCGCGCCGGAACACCACACCGTACTGCGGAGTCCCGTCCGGATGGCTCGGGCCGATCGCGCCGACGTACAGCACCGTCTGGCCGCCGGCGTGATCACGGACAGCGTGCCGCCCTGAGTGATCGTCACCCCGCCGCCCGTCACCGTGTTCAGCGCCGGCCGCGTGTTGACCCGGCCCTGGAGCTCTCGGATCTGGGCCTGCATCGTGCGCAGGACGTCGCCGATGTCCTCGGGGACGTTGGGCATCAGGCGGCCTCCAGGAACAGCTGGGTCATGTCGGGGCGGCCGCGCTCGGCCGGCGTGCACCGCAGGCCGATGACGCGGTAGCGGGCGTTGTAGCCGGTCGGGTACCAGGCGTCCCGGATGCTCACGCGGATGTAGCTGCCCAGCTCGGGCTGGGAGATCGATCCGGTGAGCACGCTGATCTGAGGGATTGCCACGGGGCGGGAGAAGCGGGCCAGGTCGGCCTGGGCGTGGGCGCTGAGCGTGGCGGGGTCGGTGACGGTCGGGTAGTCGGACGAGCCGTCGAGGAGGGGCCAGCCGGCGGCGATGGCCGCGGTGTCGGTGAGGGTGGTCGACAGCAGCGGCACCGTGGCGGCGGCCTGGTTCGAGTTGCTGCTCGACCCGCGGGACTGCCAGCAGGTGGCCATCGCGGTCGCGTCGCGCGGGATCGAGTGCGCCGAGAGCAAGCCGGGCTTCTTCAGCGGTAGGTCGGTGGTGCCGATGCTGATCCTCGGGTACCCGAGGCGGAGCACCCGGTGCCGGGCGCCGGCCGCGTCCTGGTAGCGGGTGATGCGCCACTCGAAGCCGCCGTCGACGGCGGCCAGGTCGTCGAGCATGCGGCCGACGTAGGGCTGGTCGTAGCGGCTGTAGGTCCGGTCGCGCAGGACTCCGGAGGTCTGCGAGGTGTCCATTTCGATGCCGAGGTCGCCGCCGGTGCGGGTCGCGGCGTAGCCGATCAGGGCGCGGGCGATGGCCAGCTGGTCGATGCTGGTGTACGTCAGGTCGGCGTCGCGCAGTTGCAGGTGGTCGCGGTAGTAGGACTCGATCGTGGCGGCCTGGATCGGGCAGGTGTAGGTGTCCCGCTCGTCGGCGGTCGGGGTCGCGGTCCACACGATCCCGGACCAGACGACCTGCCCGCCGCGGAGGAGGTCCACGAGGGTGCGGCCCTCCTGGAGGATGTTCTGGACCGTGGCGGCCATCGTCGCGTTCGGCGCGGGGATGGTGCCGGAGAGCGAGCCGCTCTTGCCGATGTAGTCGTCGTAGGTGACGCCGCTGATCGGCAGGTACCCGAGGAGCTTGTCGGTGCGCAGTTCGTGCAGTCGAAGCGAGTACTGCGTCATGCGACCCGCTCGACCATGATGAAGCTGCCGGCTTTGAGGATGGACGCGGTCGCGTCCGAAGTGCCCTGCCCCACCTGCATCTTGAAGGTTCCGGCTGTCGCCTTGACGAGGAGAGATCCGTTGATGATGGCGGTCATCGTGGTGCCGGTGCCGATGGTGCCGAGCTGTTGGGTCTGCGCGATGGTGGAGCGGTCGGTGATGACTGTTCCGACGGTCGCGGCGCCGCTGCTCGGCTGCATGGTCGGGGTCCAGTCGAAGTCCGCGCCGGTCGGGGCGGACCATCCGATCTTGAGGTCGGCGTTTGTGGTTCCTGCACCGCCGATCAGACCGGTGACGATGTACTCGGCGTTCGCGACGACCGACCACGACATGTTGGTGGCGTCGATCATCGTCGTGCTCGGGACGGACTGGTCGGAGGGAACGCGGCCGCGCCGCCGCTGGCCGACGCCGGCGACGTTGAGGTTGCCGTCGACCGTCAGCTGGTCCGGCGTCCGCATGCTGTTGGGCGCGTCGCGGTACCACTCGGTGTCGCCGCCGATGACGATCCGGCCGGCGGAGTTGAGCACCAGGCGGTCGAGCCAGGAGGAGCCGTCCCAGCGCTGGAGGCCGCCGTTGTCCCGGTACTGCCCGGGGTATGCCCCCGACCCGTTGGCACCGACGCCGATGCCGCCGACGCCGACGGTGTAGGTCCGGCGGTCGGTCAGCAGGCCGAGGCCGGTCCAGTTCGGCGGGCTGCCGGCGCTGGCTCCGGCGGGGACGCTGATGTCCCACAGGCGCAGGTAGGCGGTGCCGGCGGCCGGGGCGGTCGGTGCGCTGCCGGTGCCGGGGGTGCCCTGGGTGTACTCGATCCGGGCGAGGGTGCTGCCGCTGCTGTCGACGAGGGTGTCCAGGGCGATCAGCCACAGGGTGTCGATCCGGGTGAGGCTGGCGTGGCCGGGGGCGATGGTGCCGGTGTCGCCGGCGGTGACGACGATCGGGTAGGCGCCCTGCGCGCTGGTGCCCTGGGCGATGCCGCGGCCGATCCCGATGGTCCAGTTCATGCCGGACATGGTCAGGTTGCACGGGTTGGGGCCGGGGATGAGGCCGCCGATGCTGGTGAGCGGGTCGGCGGCGGCCGGGGTCATGGTGCCGAGCGGGGACAGCCGGGTGTCCTGGCGGTTCTGGCCGGGGGTGGCGACATCGCGGTTGAGGAGCCACGCGGAGCGTACGGTCATGTCGGGTGGCCTCCTACCAGTAGGCGTTGCGCCAGCGCACGGTGCAGCTGGCGGCGGTGGGCGCGGCGTCCGCCGAGCGGAACGAGATGGTGGTGACGTCCTCGGCGGGCAGCACGAACGCGCCCTCGGGGATGGAGCGGGCGGTGGCGGTGCCGAGCCGGTCCTGGCCGGCGAGGGTGACCGTTCCGGCCCAGGTGTCGACGGTCAGGGTGTCGGTGGCGGCGAGGGTGATCGCGTACTCGAGGAGCAGGTCGGTGCCGGGCACGGAGATCCTCGGGTTGGTGACGGGGCCTCGGATCTCGATGATCGGGTGGCTGTCGGCGTCACCTTGGTTGGCGGCGGTGATGTCGCCGGTGCTGCCCGGCGCGCCCCAGGACAGGCCGCCCGCGGCCTCGGGGTTGCCCCAGGACAGGCCGCTCGCGGTCTCGGGGTTGCCCCAGGACAGGCCGGCCTCGCCCGAGGGCAGTGCGGTGGTGGCGGCCTGCTCCGTGACGTCGTACCGGCGCGGGTCGGAGCAGGTCCATTCGAGGCCGAGCTTCGGGTAGCCCCACGTGTACTGCTGGTCGGCGGGGATCTGCCGGGCCGTGATGCGGGCCATCATCAGCCGCCGGACCCCGGCGAGTTGGACGATCAGGGGCTGTTCGTCCTGGCGGATGCCGGTGACGGCGCGCAGGGCCGCGAGGTACTGCGGCCAGTGCGCGTCGTCGTCGGGGGTCTCGGGGATCAGCTGGGCGTCCCAGGTGAGCACGCGGGTGCGGGCGAGGAGCTGCCCGGGCCAGGCGCCGGGCTGCTGGGCTCGCAGCGCGGTGCCGTCGTCCAGGGCCGGAAGGTCGTCCCAGCCGGTCAGGACGCGGCCCGCGTACGGGGATCGCTCCCCGAGGAGCAGGCCGCGCCACTCGATCTGGCCGTCGGTGGTGATGAGTTCACCGGCCACGGCTCACCCCCTGGACTTGTACTCGCGGTACAGGGCCCGGCCGATGGCGTCGGGGGCCTGGTCGTAGGCGTGGAACTCGCCGATGTTCAGGGCGAGTCCGCCGCCGGAGGCGGCCGAGGCCGGGTTCGTTCCGGCCTGGGCGCGGGAGGTGGCGACTGTTCCGGCACCGAGGCCGGACAGGTTGGCCTGCGCGGTCGCGGCGACGGCAGCGGTCGCCGCGTAGACCTGGTCGTGGCCGTCCAGGACGCCTTCGGCGAGGGCGGCGCTGATGGACTGTCCGGAGTGCAGCGTCCAGCCCTTGCCGCTGAAGGGGCCTTCCTTCGCGGGGCTGAACGGCAGCAGGCGGCGGACGTCCGACAGCATCCCCGACATGCTGTTCTTCAGGTCGACGGCCTTGGAGAGGATGCCGTCGATCAGGGACTGGGTGATCGCCCGGCCCGAGTTCCACAGCTGCCGCCCGAAGTCCCCCAGGGCGCTGAACACTTGGCCCGGCAGCTCGACGAACGCCCGGTACACGGTGCTGGCCAGGCCGGAGAAGAGGTCCCCGGCGGCCTGGACGGCACCGGTCAGGTCGCCGTTGAGAAGCCGCACCACGACCTGGAGGGCGGGGACGACGATCTGCTGGATCTGCCGGGCCAGTTCGCCGGCGAGGATCTGCGCGAGCCGGGCCGTCAGGGTGATCAGCGGCGGCAGGAGCGGGGCCATGGCCTGGAGGCCGGAGACGATCAGCTGGGACAGCTGCACGAGCAGCGGGGCCAGCGCGATCGAGATCTCCGCGAACGACTGCCCGAGCTCCTGGAGCGGCAGCTGGGTGATCAGGTCGGCGAGTTGCGGCAGGAGCGTGGCCGCGAGCTGGGTGCTCGCGGCCAGGAACGGCTGCATCAGGCCCGGCAGTTGGGCCAGCGCCGGGGACAGCAGCTGGGACACGCCGACCGCCACGGCCTGGACGACCGGGGCGAGTTGGCCGATGTTCAAGGCCAGGGCCTGGACGATCGGGGTCAGGATCGGGCCGATCTGGGCGGCGAGCTGCCCGGCGACGACCAGCAGGGGGCTGGCCGCGATGGCGAGCTGGGACACCGCCTGCCCGGCGGCGACCAGCAGCGGACCGAGCGCGGTGATCACGGGCCGAAGCCCGTCCCCCAAGGCTGTGACCAGGGCCTCTGCCCCAGGGGCGAGCGCGGACAGGACGGGGAACACCTCGCGGAGCGCCTGGCCAAGCAGCGGCGCCGCCGTCCTGCCGATCAGGGCGAAGGTGTCGAACAGGTCCCGCAGTCCCTGCTGGACCTCCGCTGTGGCGGTGACCCTGGCAATCTCGCCGGTGACCTGCTGGAGGACACCGATGAAGTTGCCGCCGGTCGCCACCGCCGGCGCGAAGATGTTGACGAGGGTCTTGCTGACGTTGCCGAGGACTCCGGCAAGCTGGCCCGCCAGGTCCAGCGCCGTGTCGATCGCCTTCTCGAGACCGCCGGAGGCGAATCCCTTCTGCAGCCGGTCCGACCAGCGCGTGGCCGCGTCGGCAAGAGCGGAGGTGACCCGGTCGAGGGCCGGAGCCGCGGCGGCACCGATCGTGGTCAGCGCGGTGACGACCTGCCCGGGCAGGCCTCGCAGGTTGGCCAGACCCTGGGACGCGCCGGCCATCGCGCGGCCGAGGATCCCGTTCGCGGCCAGGTCGCGGGCCGCCTCGGCGACGCCGACGGCCATGCCGTTCAACGTCCCCGCGGTGGCGACCAGTTCGCGCCGGAAGATCGGCAGGACCGCGCTGGAGGTGGCGGTCAGCTCGGTGTCGAGGCCGGCGAACAGCCGGTCCTGGACGGCCTGCTGGACCTCCCGCCACGCCGGAGCCAGTTCCTGGACGGCACGGACGAACGAGCGCGCGTTCGGCGACAGCTTCGCCATCGCCTCGGCGTAGGCGTCGACACCCCCCGCACCGGCCCCGGCCTGCCTGCCGGCGTCGGCAAGCGCCACGGTGGCGTCCGTGACGGCCCGCTGGGCGTCCGCGACCTGCTTGGCCGCGTCCCGGGCGGTCTTCGCCGCCTCCTGCCGGGCGTCGGCCACGTCCCGCTCCGCGTCGGAGACGTCACGGGTCGCGGACGCCAGGTTCTCCTGCGCGGCAACGACCCGCGCGGAGCCCTCGACGCCGACCTGCGCGGCCTTGGCCTGCTCGACAGCGAGCCGACCGTTCTCCTTCCGCTGCTCCCGCAGCGCCTGGACGGCCTCGTCGTAGGCGAGTTGGGCCTTCTCCAGGTTCCGGACCGCCCCCGGGTTGGCCTGGGCGGCCGCGAGCGCGTCGGTGGCGTCGGCGACCCGCAGGACCGCGTCGCGCTCGGCAAGGCGGCCGGACGTCACCCGGTCGGCCAGGTCCTCGGCGTCGAGGGCCGCCTGCCGGCGGGCGTCGTCCAGGGCCTGCTGGGCGCGCAGGGCCTTGCCCTGCGCGTCGGAGAGCGCCCGCTCGGCGTCGGAGACGTCCCGGTCGGCGCGGACGATGCGCGCCGCGGAGTCCTCCGTGGTGCGCGCCAGGGCGTCCTTGGCGTCCGCGACGGCCCGCTGTGCGGCGGCGACCTGCTTGGCGGTGTCGACCGCCGCCCCGCCGCCCCCGGACTTGGCGGGGGCGAAGGCGGCCTTGAAGGCATCGCCGATCCCGGTGACGCCCACGCCGATCGTGGCGAACGCCTGCCCCAGCGCCATCACCGCGGGGACCGCGACCAGAGCCGCGGGGGCGATCTGGGCGAGGCCGACGGTCAGCGACGCGATCTGCGGCAGCGAGCTGACGCCGAGCGACACCAGCGCACTGCGCAGGGTCAGGACCCGGCCCAGGCCCGCGCCGAGGGTGGCGCCCAGGCGGCTGGCCGCGGAGTTGGCGCGCCGCAGCTGCTCGTCGTCGGTCCGGACGTCGATCCGCGCGGTGCGGTTCTGCGCGAGCCGGTCGAGCCGCCCCTCCAGGCGCAGGAGGGTGTCCGGGTCGACGACGGGCCGTACGTCGACGTCAATGCCGTCGGCCAGCCAGTCGTCCAGTTCGGCCCGGACCTCGGCCGCCGCGCCCGTCGCGACGTACGGCTCGATCCGGACCTTCCACGGATCGGTCAGGATCCGCAGCTGCTCCTCGGCGGTGCGGAACGCCAGCCGGTCGATCTGCGGCTTGAGGGTGACGTCCCGGGTCCGGACGGACCGGGACAGGGCCCGGTTGATCTGCCCGTCGACGCCGGCCGCGTCCAGCTTGAGCTTGACCGTCAGGTCGGCGCGGACCCGCTCCAGCTGGGCGCGGACCTCCTCCGGGAAGCCGGTGGTGTCGATCTTCGCCTGGACGGGCAGGTCCGGGCGGATCCGGGCCACTGCGGTGCGGGCCTGGGCGGCGAGACGGCTCGTGTCCAGGACCGCCCGTACCTGGGCCTCGGGTCGTGTCCGGGCGATCTCGGTGCGGATCGCCTGCGCGAACCCGGTGGTGTCCGGGGTGAGCCGGATCTTGAGCTGGGCGCGGGCCTCGATGCGGTCGAGGTAGCGCTGCAGCGCGGTCGCGAAACCCGAGGTGTCCGGCAGCACCCTGATGGCGAGCCGGTCGACCTCGCGTCCGCCGGGGGATCCACCGGCCACGGCTCACCCCCGGGTGTTCAGTTGTCGGGTGCCGCCCGGTACTTGGCGGGCAGCGGGCGGGCGTCCGGGTGCCGGGACAGGTCCAGCGGCCGGCGCGCCGGGGCGGCGGCCGCCGCTCTGGTCCCGGGGCGCGGGAGCGGCTCCGGCTCGGGCACCCGCCGGTGGGAGGCGAGCTGCACGGCGGTCCAGGTGCCCGCCTGCACCGCGTCGACGATCGACGCGAGCAGGTGGGTGCGGGTGTCCCACTGGCGGTGCACGGGCCCGCCACGCAGGGCAGCCATCAGCGCGCAGTCGTAGGGGAGGTGCTCGACCAGCTGGAGGATCCGGCGGGGGGCGAGCGTGCCGCGCGGCAGGTCGGCCAGGTCGAGGCCGTAGTACTGCTGGAGGTCCGCCCGCAGCTCCCCGCCCAGACCGCTGACCTGGATCAGCTGGACGAGCTGGAGGCTTCCCCCAGCTGGCACGCCTTGGTGTAGTGCTCGAAGACGAGCAGCAGGGCGGGGGCCGGCCAGTCGGCGATTTCGGCGGCGACCGCGTCCCGGTCGTCGGCGACGGAGGTCAGCGCGTCCCGGACGGCGGCGAGCTGCTCGGCCACCGGCATGCCGTCGGCGAGGTCCAGGGCGGCCATCTTCTCGACGGCCTCGTCGCGGTGCTCGTCGTCGAGCATGACCGGGTTGAGGAGGGTCGCGGTGCCGCCGGCGCGGAGTTCGATCGGCAGGCCGGTGTAGACGGTGGTGGCCTCGGCCATGAGGCCTGCGAGGCTGACGGGGGCAGCAGCCATGGTGTCGGTCCCTTCGGTGTCCGGTCCCGGGATGGTCCTGTGCCGCCGGACGGGACCGGTGGCCGGCGGCACAGGAGTTGAGGGCAGGTCAGGACGCGGTGCCGAGGAGCGCGGCCCACTCGCCGATCGCGCCGTCGATCAGCGTCGAGGCCAGGAACGTGCCCTTGATCGGCAGCTCGAACCAGTTCTCGGCGTCGAGCTTGACGGCGTCGGATCCGAGCAGGGACACCCGCGGGTGCCACAGCGGCACGAAGTTCGAGCCGTCGACGAGGATCACCAGCAGGGCCTTGATCTGCGGCACGGGCGCGGCGGGGATGCGGATCGACCCGTCGGACTGCATCGCGGACGGGCCCGCACCGAAGTACAGCTGCAGCGCCGTCTTGTCGGCCTGGATGCTGCTGAAGGTGATGCCGTAGGTGATGTCCGGGCTGGTCTGGCGGAGCTTGGAGTTCTGCCAGCTGCCGAGCGTGGTCGGGTCGGAGCCGTCGCGGGTGAGGCTCGGCATGCTGTCGCGGCTGGTGTGGCCGAGGTTCGACCAGCCGGCGCCGGGAGCGAGCGGGTCGGTGATGAGAGCGGGCTTCGCGGTGTCGGGGTTGCCGAGGTAGATGTACCCCGTGCCGGGGACGATCGCGGTCGTCGCGTCGAGCGACATGTGTGCCTCCTGGTCAGGGGGTAGGTGTGGGGCGGGCGGTGAGCCGGACCGTCGCCTGGAATCTGAAGGACTGCGCGTCCGGGCCCGGGGTGCCGGTGCGGAGCTCGGCCGGCGAACTGCCGCCGGCGCCGAAGTGCGACAGGTAGCCGCCGGCGTCCGACTCGGCGTGCTGGCGGACGCACGCGTCGTACAGGCCCCGCCAGGCGCGGCGGGCCAGCGCGGAGGCCTCGGTGCGGTCGGCGGCGAGCGCCTGGAGGTCGACCACGGCGGCGATCACACCGCGCGGGTCGACGGCCGCAGCGGGCAGGGCCCGGGCGACGACCAGCGGCAGGCGCGCCGCCCAGTCGTCGGGCATCAGGGTCATCACCGTGACGCCGGGCCCGAGTTCGGCAGCGAGGGCACCGCGTACGAGGGCGTCGACGTCGGGCGGGAGCGCGGTCACAGGCCTGCCTCGATGGCGTGGATGCCCTCCACCCACCGGCCGTCCGGCGCGCGGTGGCCGTAGTTGATGGCGAGGATCGCCGGGTCGGAGATGGAGACGGTGGAGTCGACGCGGTCGACGACGACCTGAAGGGAGGAGGCGAGCGCGCCGGTGCGGGTGTGCGCGGCGACGACGGCCTCCACCCGTTGGGCGCGAGTGCGGAGTTCGGCGGCGACCGCGGCGCGGACCGACGGCAGGTGCGCGAGGCGGGCGGCGAGGTTCGGGTCGAGGCTGGCCATCGTCACCTCCTGCGGATCATGGCGGTGTCGTGCCGGGTCCGGGCGGATCCGCCGTGCCGTTTGGGCTCGCCCACCACCGTCCAGTCGCGGCCCCGCCACACCGCCCGCGACCACGGCCCGGCCGGGAGCTGACGGGCGATCACCCGGTAGAGGGTCACGTCGACATAGCCCAGCTGCCCGGCCTCCTCCGACGACGACGGCTGCACCCTGCACCGGACGGTGACGGGCGGCCCCTCGGGGCCGCGGGTGCCGTCCGGCTGCACCGGGCCGGCCGGGTAGACGGTGACGGTGTCGGGCCCGCCGTCGAGCAGCGACACCGCTCACCACCAACTCGGGTCGCCGCCCACTACCGTGGTGGCGCGCGGATTGTACGGGGTGATGGTGAACGCGCCCTTGCCGCGGGTCAGCATCCGCTCCTCGTCGGGCAACAGGGTCAGGTAGCCGGACGCGGCCGCGGCGGCAAGTTGGTACTGGTAGTCGCCGTCCATCTCCATCCGCAGGCCCTCGGGGTTGCGGGCGATCCGGGCCACCATGCTGGCCTCGACGTAGTCGACGGTCTCCTGCGCGAGCGTCCCCGCCGCGACCCGGGCCAGCACGTCCGGATGGAGGCCGAACAGGTAGGCCTCGGCCTGGACGATCAGGGCCTCGATCTGCTCGTCGGTCAGCGGAGTCCCCTGCGGGCACAGCGCCTTGACCTGTGCGACGGTCGCGGTCACCGGGTCACTCCTTCCGGTCGGCGAGGGCCTCGACGGCGTCGCACCAGGCCGCCAGGTCGGCGGCCGGGTCCAGCTCGGCGGAACGATTCAGCGCCTTCTTCGACGCCGCCGCCCACGCCTTCGGGGCGAGCAGGCGGCGGATCTCCGCCTCCCACGCGTCCACGTCGCCGCGGTCGACGAACACGCCGGCCGGGCCGAGGGACTCGGTCAGGCCCGGCGTGGGGTGCGCGACCACGGGGATCCCGGACGCCATGGCCTCCACCCCGACCCGGCCCCACGACTCGTACGAGCTGGGCATCAGCACGACCCGGGTCCGGGCGTACACCCGGTCCCGCATCAGCGCCCCGGGCACCGACGGCAGCACCTCGACGTTGTCGGGCACGACCGCGGGCACCACCTGCTCGCCGTACGAGCCCTGCACCGCGAGGAAGCCGACGTCGGGCATCCGCTCGGCGAGCTCCCACAGCAGCGGGCCGCCCTTCGCCTCGCACAGGTTCACCAGGGTGACCCGGTCGCCGGCGGGAGTGGTCGCGTAGTCCTCGGCGACCACGGGCGGCCGGACCGTCAGGTCCGCGGGCGGGACCAGGCGGTGGGCGCCGTAGAAGTCGGCTGCCGCCTCGGCTGTCCAGGCGGCGTTGTACACCGCCAGGTCGCACGCGGCGGCGCCCGCGAAGGAGGGCGCGTGGGTGTTGTGGACGAGCGCGACGGTCGGGACATCCCAGGCGCGGCCGTAGGCGGCGAGCGCCGGCACGCCGTCCAGGTGCCCGACCAGGACGTCCGCGCCCTGGCCGGCGAGCGGGAAGTACGACGCCTGGAGCGGGAACACCTGGACGCCGTCGATCTCGTACCGGCCGGGCAGGCCGGCGCCGTACCGGTGGAGGTGGACCTGGACGTCGTGGCCGCGCGCGGCGAGCGCGCGGAGCATGGTGTGCAGCATCCACTCGGCGCCCGCGTTGTGGTCCGGCGGGTAGCCGTGCACCCGCGCGACGACCCGCAGCGGGCGGCCCATCAGCTGCCGCCGCCGGCGGCGACGTACTTGACGAACGCGTTCTCGTCGCCGATGACGAACCCGAAGTGGGCCTCGCACAGCAGCAGGACCAGGTTCTCCTGGAACGCGCTGTGCCAGTTGCCGTCGGCGTCCTTGTAGTTGGCCTCGGTGGACAGCTTCATGGTGATGTCCATGCCGACGCCGTAGGCGCACTGCGACCAGTCGCCGCCGATCATCCGCAGGCCGGTGTCGGAGGTGCCCGAGGCGCGGACCAGCTTGCCGGAGATGCCCCGGGAGTAGTCCAGCGGCAGGCCGAGCAGGGAGCCCGCGCCGGCCGCGCCGGGGCCGAGGGCCGAGGTCGTGTCGACGAACAGCGGGCGGCCGTTGTTGTCGACGGCGTTCAGCAGCTGCGGGCGCAGGCGCGGGTCGGCGACCCAGCCGGTGACGTCGTAGTTGTCGTCGATGACGAGCGCCTCGCCGTCGACGATGTCCTTCCAGATGCCGCCGTTGGTCTTGGTGGCGGTGCCGAGGGTGATGGAGTTCGTGGTCTCGGCGAGGTGGTCGTCGAACGGGCCGGCCGCACCGGACGGCGTCTTGCCGTGGATCGCGGCGAGGTCGAACGCCCGGGACAGGGCGACGGGCAGGTCCTGCTGGATCTGCGAGTACAGGCCGGCGGCGTTGGACCGCGCGACCTCCTCCGAGACCGGGACCAACACTGCGACCTTCTTGCCGGCCATGGTCTTGACGGTCATGGACTCGGTTCCGGTCGGCTTCGAGCCGCCCTCGTTGACCCATCCCGCGTTCGGGATGTCCATGCTGACCGGGATCGCGGTCGACGCGGTCATCGACAGCGGGATGCGGCGGGCGCGCTGCATCACCGCGCTGGTCTCCGCGACCCGGTTGAAGATGGGTGCGGTGATGGTCGGCGGCAGCAGCGTGGAGTTGACGTTGCTCAGCTTGACGGGTGCGTCAGCCATGGTGCCCTCCTCGGGCGTTGGGCCCTAGGAGAGGGCGGAGTTGATGAGCTGGGCGAACTGCTGGGCGGGGTCGCCCGGGGCAGGGGTTCCGCCGCCCTGGAGCGGGTCGGGGGAGGGCATGCGCGGGCCCGGTGCGGGCAGCAGCGCGGCGAGCGCCTTCGCGTCGGTCTCCATCGCGGCCTGGTCGGCTCCCTGGAGGCGGGCGACCAGTGCGTCCGGCAGGCCGTACTGGCGGCCCAGGCGCTCCCGCGTGGCGGCGAGCTCCGCGGCGGCGGCCCGGTCGGCTGCGGCCTGGAGGGCCTGCTGGGCGGCGGCCGGGTCCGGAGCGGCGGCAAGCTTCGCGGCCGCGGCGGCGAGTTCGGCGGCGCTGGTGCTCGCCGCCTGCTGGGCGGCCGTCAGCTGGCCGGTCAGCCCGTCGAGGTGGGCCCGCGCCCAGTCGGGCAGCTCGGCGAGCTGCTCGGCCGTCGGCGGCCCGGACGGTGTGGCGGGCGGCGGCGGGGTGTTCGGGTCGGGCGTGGGCGGGGTGGACACAGGGGCCTCCTCAGGAGCGGCGGTTGGTGGGCAGGCCGCGGCGGCGCACGGTGCGGCGGCGGGCGGCGACCGCGCGGTTGAACGCCCGGGTGGCCTCGGCGCCGCTCAGCCCGTCGGTGGCCTCGGCCCACAGGTCGCGCCAGACCTGCGACCCGTCGGGCATGTGGTCGGCGCGGGAGTACACGGGCACGATCTGGCAGTGGCACAGGTCGTGGTACTTCGTCAGGTCGTCGAGCGAGACCGGCGGGCCGCCGGCCAGGCCCGCGCTGTCGCGGCTCTTGTAGACCGCGCCGCGGCTGGCGAGCATCGCGCAGAAGGCGCACGGGCTGCTGTCGGTGACGCGGGCCCAGCCGATCACCCGGGTGTCGCGGCGGCCGGACTGCTCGGCCATGTCCCGGCCGGCGCGCAGCACCTCGCGGTCGGCGGCGCCGGCGGCGGTGACGGACGAGTCCAGCATCAGGTCGTCGAGCTCGGCGAGGAACTCCGCGTCGTCCAGGCGGCCGCGGGCGTGGTCCTCCTCGGCGGTGTTCAGGCGCCGCTCGGCGTGGACCGGGCCGGTCACCCACAGGCTGGTGCGCGCGGCCTCGTCCATGGACTCCTCGTCCAGGTCCGGCCACTCGAAGTCGTCCACCGGCACCGGCCGTTGGTCGGCCGGGGTGGCGCGGTAGCGGTCGCCGGACATGTGCGCCCAGTCGCGTCGCAGGGCGCCGACCGTGGTGCGGCGCGGGTGCGGGCCCGGGCCGATCGGCGGCAGGGTGTGCCCGGTCTCCAGCGCGCGGTGCAGGCGGGTGTAGGAGACGGCGAGTTGCTCGGACGCGCCGCGGGCCGGACGGATCCGGCCCAGCGACGCGTCCACCCACCGCCCGGCGGACGCGGCCGGCGCGCCGGGGCGCACCATCTTCTGCCAGTCCGCCATCACCCCGGCGGCCACCCGCGCGCCGAGGCGAGCCTGTGCGGTGCGGTGGGAGTCGGTCAGCGCGGCAGCCTCATCCGCCGGCACCGATGCCCACCTCCCCCGGTCCGGGGCGGTCTGGAGGCGGTCGAGCGAGGCAGCCAGGCGCGCGGACGGGTCCGTCTCCTGCCACAGCTCGGCGATGCGCTCCTGCTCGGATACCGGCAGGCCGAGCGCCTCCGGCCCGTACGCGGGCGGGAATACCTTGCTCGCGACCATCTTCTGCACGTAGTCCGCTTTCGCGGCCATCGTCGGCGTCGCCGGATCCCGCCACACGGTGGCCAGGCGCTCCAGGCCGGCCGGCAGGCGGCCCTTGGTGGCGATCCACAGCGCCAGGCGCATCACCTGCTCCCACGCCCCGCTGAAACTCCGCTGGCGGCGCTCGCAGTTCTTCACCAGCCGGGCCTCCTCCGCCCGGATCGCGTCCGCGCTGGAGGGGTTGTCCGCGCCGGCCGCGAAGTAGGAGAGCGGCACGCCCTGGAGGGAGGCGGCCAGCTTGCCGTAGGTGAGGATCGCCGTCTCGAAGTTCCGCAGCTCGGCGGCCTGGAACTGCCCGGCCTTGGCCTGCTCGTTGGCGAGCGCCCACACCTTGCCGAGGTAGGACTCCCATGCCGGGACCTGGTTGCCGTTGGCGTCCTGGAAGTCCTCCTGGCTCGCGCCGAGGACGTAGCGCTGCGGGACGGCCTGGAACTCGCTGGCGACCTGCATGTTCGTCAGGGCCCGGCAGCAGGCGTCCGCGACCGGGATCACCCGCAGCATCTCGGAGCGGCCGGCCCGGTACGAGGTCCGCGGCCGGTTGATCAGCGGGACCACCGGAATCTCCGGCATGTCCGAGTAGCTGCGGTCCACGACGGTCCAGCGGCCGTCCTGCATGCGGACCAGCTGGATCGTCAGCCCGGGCCTCGGCCAGAGCGTCGCGGCAGAGGCCTGGCTGAAGCGCTGGAACTCCGGCCGGTCGACCTGCCGCGGGTCCTGGACGAACCGGGCCGCGGCCGTCACCCGGCGGGTGGCGGGCGAGCGTTCGTGGATCATCCACTGCGGGCCCTCGACGGTGATCACCGGATCCCCGAGCGCGTCGGCGCCGACGACCACGTAGGAGCGGCCCAGGGCCAGCGCATCCAGGTGGCCCATCTGGGACTCCTCGTCCAGGCCGTTGGCCTGCCAGAAGTTCCACAGGTCGTCCGACGGCGCGTCGGAGGTGGACGCCCGGAACCCCTCGACGTCCAACCTCTCCTCGACCGTGTCGACGGCCTGCGCGGGCCAGGCGATCACCGTGGTCAGCGGCTCCCACCCGGGCGGGACGTTCAGGCCGATCGAGCGCATGTACCGGTCGGCGTCGTAGTAGCGCTGCAGCACGTCCAGGCCGCCCTGGCTGGCGGGCGCGTTGCGGTCCTGCTGGAGCCGCATCCACAGCCGGTCCAGCAACTGCTGCTCGTCCGCGGTCAGCTGGTCCGGCAGCAGGAGAGGAGTCGCCACGACGGCCTCCTCTCGGTCTCAGCGGAGCACCAGCACGGTGCGGCGGGTGACGTTCTTCGACAGGGCGTCCAGGCGGCACTGCCAGGCCAGGGTCGCGGCCACGGCGGCGTCGATCTTCCGGGCGCTGTCCGGGTGTTCCTTGCGGATCTGCAGGCCGCTGCGGGACTCGGAGCGGCGCGCGTTGAGGACGTGCCGGGTCAGCGCCGGCCCGGTGTGCGTCAGCTCCCGGTCGACCACGGCGTCGTGGAACGCGCGCAGGGCCCGGACGATCAGCGACGCCCGGCCGCCGGTCATCCACCACTCGATCGGATGGCTGCCGGTGGACTTGACCTTCAACTGGCGGCCGTACTTGGCCTCCCAGCCCCGCACGTGCGACTCCCACTTCGCCGGGTCGGCGTACATGCCGATCACCTTCCAGCGGGCGAACGCGGCGTCGACCTCGGCCAGCACCTCCGGGACCGGGACCTCCCAGTTCTTCCCGGCCGGACCCGACGGCTGTTCCCACACGCGGATCTCGAAAAGGTGCCCGTCGCTCACGCGGCAGCCAATCAGGGCGGTCGCGTCGGTGATACCTCGGTTGCGGCGGCGGGAGCCGTCGAAGCCCAGGACGATCTGCTCGCCCGGGCCGACCACGGTGTCCGGCGCCGCGCACCCGGCCCACTCGGGCTGGCTGATCCAGCTGTCGGTGGCGTGGGTGATCTGGTTCAGGAAGTCCGAGCGGAGCGTCTGCGGGTCGTTGCTGGTGTCCCAGAAGTCGCCGACCAGGCGGTTGATCGGCGACCAGCCCGGGGCGCACGGCGGGTCGTGCAGCACGCACCCGTCCTCGTGGTCCGAGGAGTCGCCGTAAGCCACCCGCAGGCCGGCCACGAGGGACTCGCGGTCGGTCGGGTCGGTCTCCGGCGGAGCTTCGCGGTGGTCGACCAGCAGGCCGTCGCCGCGAGTGCGGCCCTCCTGGATCGCCTTCCAGAACGCGAACGACTCCTCGGCCACGCTGCCCATGCCGGGGATGTAAGCGTTCGGGGACTCCAGGGTGGAGCCGCCGATCTTCGCGGCGTTCGATCGCAGGACCTGGGCCAGGCGGATGCCGCCGTTGGCGCGCATCCACTCCTCGGTCTGGTCCATGACGACGAACACCCCCGGGTTGCCCTTGCGGCTGGTGGCCGAGCTGGTCACCTGCTCGACCCGGCCCCGGGGCAGGTTCACGAACGAATCGAGCGGCTCCAGGCCCGGGTACTCGTCGCACGCCGGTCCTTCGCGGAGCATCTCCAGCAGCGGAACCCAGGTGTTACGGGTCTGGTCCTCGGACACCGCAGCGACCTGCACCAGCGGGGTGCGGACCCGTTCCCAGCCCATGCCGACCGGCTCGCCGGCCGCGTCCCAGCCGTCCGGCACGACCGGGCCCAGGGCCTCGGCGCAGGCGATCGCCGCCAGGAACGGGGACTTGCCCCAGCCTCTCGGTCGGGACAGCACCCCGCGCCGAACCGCGCGCTTGCCGGTGCCCGGGTGCAGCTCGTAGTAGCGCAGGACGAACTCGGCCTGCTCGCGGGTCGGGATGAACGGCTCGTACTCCGGCCGGTCCGGCGCCGCCAGGTAGGCCATCATCCAGTCGAGGACCTGCCAGCCCAGGGTCGGCAGTTCGCCCGGGTAGGACGGCCCCCGCCACGGCATCAGGGCCCCCCGGCTGCAGGCCCCTTGCCGTCACCGGAAGATGGCAGCACCCGCAGGTTGCCGTACCGCTCGCGCGCGGCCTGGGCCCCGGAGGAGCCGCGGCCGGCGTCGGCCTGGTCGGCCTGGGCGAACTGCATCCGCAAGCGGGCCCGGTCCTCCATCGTGGCGCCGAACTTGGCTACGCGGAGCCGGAGTTCGGGTGCCGCCGAGGCGTCGCCGGACCACACCTTCGCGTGGATCAGCGCGGTGTCGAGGAGGAACTCCCAGTCGGTCGAGCTGAAGTGCTCGGCCTGCGGCGACGCGCGCCAGGTGTCCCACCACTCGCGGGTGCGCTCCGGCCAGACGAACTCGACCAGGCCGTCCTCGCCGGCGTTGATCCGGAAGTCGGGCAGCTCGGGCGCCTCGGCCTGCTCGAAGCGCAGGATGGTCTGGGCGGCCTGGTCCTTGTTGCGGCGGGCGCGGCGGGACGGGTCCTTCGGGGCGGGGCCGGTGCCGGCCATCGGCGCTCACCTCCTCGCGGGCCAGGGGGTCGAGATCCCCAGACCCGTACACAGGGCCAGCGCCTATACGCGTAGCGAGGCGGGGGCCCGGGGGAGGGGCCTCCCCCACCCTCGGGAGGGTCAGGTCAGCCCGGGATGGCGCTCAGGGGGCCGCCGGCGGGTGGGCCGGTAGGCCCGGCGGGTGGCCGAGCCGCCCTCGCTGGACGACTTGACGCGGTGGCAGGGGGTGCAGATGGCGCGGAGGTTGCTGTCGCGGTGGTCGTCGCCGCGCTGGACGTGGTCGACCTCGCGTGCGCGGCCGCCGCAGCGGTAGCAGGTGTGCCGGTCCCGGCGGAGGATGCGCTGCCGGATGGCCGGCCAGTCGACCGGGAGCCGGTCCCGGCGGGTGCTCGTCGACCAGGCCATCGGGCGCCTCCTCGGGGTCAGGGCCGGAAGGTGGAGCGGCCCGCCGCGGGGGACGTTTGGCGGGCCGCGGTCTATGCGGCGGTGGGGAGTTGGCGGCCGGCGCGCTGCCGGGCAAGACGAGAGCCCCGCAGCTGCTCGCTTGCGGGGCTCTCGTGTGGTCTGACGATCCGCCTGTTTTCGGGCATGCGGATCTCCCAAGATCGTGCGCCCTGGTCAGGGCCTGTGTCAAGCGGCCTTGTTGGCGGCCGCGATGTCGCGGGCGGCGATGACGTCGGCGACGCGGTAGATCGGGTGGTGGGGGCTGCCGCCGCACCGGGCGAGGTGGCCTCGGCGGACCCAGCCGCGGATGACGGCCGGGGTGACGTCGGCGGCCTGGGCGGCCTGGGCGGTGGTGAGGTAGCCGGGGGGCAGGGATATGTACTGCATGGGGCCAGTCTGCACGTGCTGCTGCCGCTCACGCTGGCGAGCGTGAGCGGCAGCAGTTGACGGTCGATCAGCGGTCTCGGTTAACGGGCGGTGGCGGCCGGGGGTTCGGTGATCGGGCCCGTCCAGACGCGGACGTCCGGGGTGCGCCCGCCGGCGCGCCAGTCGCGGGCGAGTTCGGCGGCGAACTCCTCGGGGGTGCCGCGGAACGTGGCGGCGTGGATCCGCTCGCCGGGGGCCTGCTGGTATCGGTACCGGGGCATGGGGTGGTACTCCTCTGGTCGGTAGGTCGGGCGGCGGCGGTCAGTACTTGAGCTTCGGGTTGCCACCGGGGTGCCACCAGCTGTTGGCGTGGATGCCGTTGTCGAAGTAGCCGAAGCCGCGCGCGGCGATGTGGATCGCGGGAGCGGGCTGCGCCGTGGTCCAGCCGGGGGTGGCGCTCTGGGGCCAGAGCCACAGCCAGTAGCCGTACGGGGTGGTGATGCGGTGCTTGCGCAGCTCGGGGATGACCATCTTGTGGACGACGTGGTCGGCGATGTCGCCGAGCTGCCGCCAGGTGATCGTGTCGGGCGTGACGGTCCCGGAGCAGATGGGCCCGCCTCGGTGGAACGCTTCGACACTGCGGGTGACGACGAAGATCAGGGGGTCCAACAGTCCCTTGGGCATGACGTGTCTCCTCAGTGGATTGGTGTGCGACGGGAAGGGGGCGGCCGGGGCCGCGCTCCTTGATCGAGATCCCCTCTCGGGAGGGGCGGGCGAAGCGGTAAACGGGTAAACGGTGAACGGTTGACCTGCCCGTTTACCCGTTTACCGGCGGGGCCCGGTCGGTGGGGGAGGGGAGGTCCGGGGCTACTCCCCCGACGCCTGCTCCTGCTCCGGGCGTTCGGTGTAGTCCTTGGCCCGGGCCAGTCTGGGGAGTCTGCCGAGGGCCTTGGTGAGGTGGTCGTAGTGGACGCCGAGCTGTCCGTCGCCCTTGATCTTGACGACCTTCAGGGGCACGCCGGCGCTGCGGAGCACGGCGGGGAACGTCTCGGTGGTGTAGTCAAGGAACCGGCCTTCGGCCTGGAGGCGGCCCAGCAGATCGCGGGCGTGGACGCCGTTGGTCGCGTTCTGGCGGGCGTGGGAGACCGCGTACTCGACGTAGCGGAGGAGCTGCTCGCGCCACTCGCCGGACGGCGTCTCGACGGCCGGCTCGGGGGCGGGGGCGGCCGGTTCGGCGGCCGGGACGAGTGGGGTGGCGGCGATGAGGTCGGCCGGCACCGGACGGACGGTCAGGTGGATCGGGTGGTCGCCGCGGATCAGGGCGGCGGCGGCGGCCGCGACGGCGACGACCAGGACCACGCTGCCGTCCCACAGCCAGGCGGCGGCCAGCATGCCGAAGGCGGGGAGGGAGAGGAGGCCGTAGCGGGCGGCGGCGATGAGGTGGCGGCGGTGCAGCACTTGGCCGGGGTCGAGCGCGGTGACGTCGAAGTCAGCGAGCGCGGCGAGCGCGGCGTCGTGCCGGGCGCCGGTGTGCTCGGCGGCGGCGAGCGCGGTCTGGTCGGCGGGGACCAGGCCGCCGTTCTGCTCGGCGCGCCGGCGGAGCTTGGTCGCGCGGTTGTGTGCCTGCTGGGCGAGGCGGGCGTGTTCCGCGAGGGTGCGGCCGTGGGCGTCGGTGCGGGCCTTGACGATGCGTCGGGTGAGTTCCTCGGCGCTGATGGTGTGGCCGCCGGCCCAGTGGCCGATGGCGGTGGTGAGGTGTCGGGCTCCGGCGATGATCCTGGTCTGGGTGGGCGGGAGCTGGCTCTGCGGCCGGGGGCTCGCGGTGGGCTTGGGGGTGGGGGCGGTGGTGGCCATCAGCCGATCACCAGCTCGGCGAGCCAGGAGACCAGCGGGACGCCGACGGCGGCGGCCCAGCCGCCGACCGAGGAGGCGATGCCCCAGGTTGCGCCGGTGACCGCGCCGGACAGGCCGAGCAGTCGCTCGCCCCAGCCCTTGGAGTGGTACAGGAACAGGCCGACGCCGATGATCATCACGAGGACAAGCCAGCAGCCGGGGTAGGACAGGACCTCCCCGGTGGAGATCTTCACCGCTCCGGCGCCGTCCTGGCCGACGGCGGCGTGTCCGATCTGCTGGCCGGCGGAGTTGCCAGCGCCGGTGACGGTGCCGGAGAGCTGGCCGATGAAGCCGCCGGTCACCGCGGAGGCCAGGATCATCGTCACCGCGCACATCGTCCACGGCAGCCACACCGCACGGTCCTTGAGCACAGACAGGCTCCGGCCCCTGGAGAAGTACAGGATCATCGCGGTGACGGCGGCGACGGAGAACCCGAACGCAGCTCCGGCGCGGGTGACGGCGTGGGTGAGTTCGAAGTACGTCATGGCTGGTCAGATCCCCATCAGGTGGTGGGCGAGGGTGGCGGGGGCGAGCAGGAGCGTTCCGAGGCCGGCGGCGACCAGGACGACGACGACGATCCAGCGGCCGATCTGGCCGCCGACAGCGGCGTAGATGGTGAGGATGAAGGCGAGTCCGCCGAGGGCGTAGGGGCCGTGCTGAACAGCGAGCGGCAGCGCCCAGTGCGCGTAGAAGGGCGACAGGGCCGCGCCAGTCACGGTGGACGGGCGGACGACCGCCTTGACGGTGCGCCGGACCTTGGCCCAGTCGACGGTGTGGTGGTGGTCCGGGGGCAGGACCGGGATCACGGGCTGCGGCAGCTGGTGGTGGTAGGCCGGCTGAACCGGGACCGGGGCCGGGGCCTGGGTGTGCGGGAGGTAGGGCCAGGTGCCGGTGGTGGCGGTGTTCGGCGGGTAACTCGGCGGCGCGGGCGGGGTGTTCACCGGGCGTTCCTCCGGCTCCGGCTGCGGCGGGTGCCGACGACGAACGCGGCGGAGAGGCCGAAGAAGAGCGCGGCGTCCCCCAGCCACAGCAGCAGGCTGAGCAGGTCCATGTGCGTGTCTCCAGGTCAGGGGAGGTGCGCACCCCAGGTGTGCAGGGGTGCGCACCTGGGTGTTCAGGAGGAGGTGGGGCGGCCGAACGGGTAGCCGACGGCGGGGCCGGAGTCACGGTCGTGGACCGCGCCGGTGCGGGCGTCGCTGGTCGGCTCGGCGGCCGCGGTGGCCTGGCGGTGGGCGTTGGCGTAGAAGCCGTCGGCGTCGCCGGCGCCCTGGCGGTGGGCGTTGCGCTCCCACCAGCTCGTCGTGTCGCTCATCAGATCCCCTTCAACCGGCGGAGCGGGAGAGGAGACGGCGGACGGTCTCGCGCTTGATGCTGGTGCCGTGGACGCGGCGGACGGCTGCGAGGACGGCGTCGAGGTCGTTTCCGACTGTCCGGACAGCGGATCGGACGGTGTCGGTGATGGTGTCGTTCGGGGCATGCGGGGCGAGGGCGAGCACCTGCGCTGACCTGCTGTCCGGGCTGTCCGGCTGCTGTCCGGACAGGGATCGGACAGTGTCCGCGTCGGTGTCGATGCCGATCCGGGCCAGCGCCTCGACGAGCTCCTCGGCGTCGGCGTCAGGGGTCGTTGCGAGGGCGGCGCGGACAGCGGACCGGACAGTGGCGGACGCCCGGCCCGGCTGTCCGGACGGCTTGTCCGGGTCGGGCAGGGGGCGGTCGACGGTCACGGTCTCCGGGGCCGTGGTGCCGTAGGCCTCCCGGTACGCGGCGAGGTGGCCGCGCGAGCGCTCCAGCTGCCGCTCGACGACCGCGAGGGCGAGTTCGGCGCCGGCCGCGGCCTGGCGGCGGGCGACGTACTGCTGCGCGACCGGGGAGAGTTCACGGGCGGTCGCCCTGATGGCGAGCGTCCACACGCCCTTGGCGATCAGGGACACCAGGGCCCCGATCACGCCGACGGCGAGGCCGGTCTTGCCGCCGGCCCGGAAGCCGTTCGCGGCGATGGCCGCCATGGAGATGCCGAGAGCGAGGAACCCGCCGATCCGGGGGGCCGTGGCCCGTCGGGGGTCGTGGCGGGCGAGCCACTCCAGGGCCATGCAGATGATCCAGGCGGCGTCGAAGGTGGCGGCGACGCCGTACGCGACGGGCGGCAGGACGCCGCTGAGGGCGAGCAGCGAACCGATGCTGTCGGTGGACCAGGTGACGGCGAGCGCGAGGAGGACGCCGGTGCCGGCGGCGACGCCGCCGAGGACGGCGCGATCCCAGTCGCGGGGGACCGCGACGGTGTACTCCTCCTCCACCAGTTCGACCGGCGCGCCGGGGAAGGGGGCAAAGGGGGTGAGGCGGGTGCGCGTGACGTTGCGCGTGAGCAGGCTCATGGGTCGTGGGCTCCGGGGAGTGAAGCCCGGGTCGAGGAAGGGTGCCGCCTCGGCCCGGGCTGGGCGGTGGGCGGGTCAGGCGCAGATGACGCAGCGGTGGTCGGCGATCTCGCTGTCGTGGCAGCGGTCGACGCAGTTCCGGCAGTAGTCGGTCTGCTTGTAGCGGTCGTGGCCGTCCCAGCGGGTGTCGGAGGCGTCGAACGGCCGCTTGCAGCGGGCGCAGGTGCCGGTGGTGATCCGCAGCCCGTTCTTGGCCGCCCAGTCGCGGGCGTTCTTCTCTTCGAGGGCGGCGCGGTGCTCCTCGAAGTCGACGTAGCCGTAGGCCTCGTAGCTCAGGGGCCCGAAGGTGAGGACGGCGGACAGGTTGCCCTCCGCGTCGGAGGTGGTGGTGAGACTGTGCTCGGCAGCGAAGACGGCGACCGCCGAGTTGGTGCTGAGCGGCAGAAGGAAGCGGGGGTTCGACGGGGCGGCCACGTCGGGGTTGGCCTCCAGCCAGTCGGCGAACTGGCGGATGCCGTTGATCAGTTGGGCGCGGTCGGACATGGGTGTCCCCTTGAAGGTGGTGTGGTGGCCCGGGCCGAGGGCTTGGTCACTTCGGCCCGGGCGGTTGATGCAGCGGTGACCGCGGCGCGGTGCGGTGCGCTGGCACTTCCGCTGGGGAGGTGGGGCCTACTGACCGGGGGTGGGCTCGCCCTTGACGACGTAAAGGCCGGTGGGCGGCTCGTACGCGGTCTCGACGCTGGTGTAGCCGCGGCTGAGGGCCTCGTCGGCGATCGCGGCGATGCAGGCGGCGGCGCCGGGGACGTCCTTGTGCATGACGGTGATGGTGTCCATCAGGCGGCCTGCTGTGCCGGCGGGGGGACGGGCTTCGGCCGGCCGACGGTGGCGGGCGGCTTGCGGAACGTCTCGCCCGGGTTGCGCTGCGGCAGCGGGTCGGGGTCGCTGTGGAGCGACACCGCCCCGTCGTTCCACGCGGCGCGGGCCAGCGCGACCTGCTCTCCGGCCACCCGGAAGTCGTTCAGGGCGGCATCGCGCAGGATGCCGAGTCGGCCTGCGCGGAGCTGGGTGCGGCGGACGGAGTCCGGGCGGGTGGAATTGCGGACGGCCAGCAGGGCGATTCGGTGGCGGCGGTCCATCGTCCGGTAGTCGTCGGCGGCCTGCGCGAGGCGCTCCTTCGCGACCTCCAGGTCGGCCAGCAGGCTGGCGAGGTGGGGGGTGTCGGTGGCGGCGCTGGGGATCTCTGTGTGGTTGCCGAACGCGAAGTCGGTGGGCTGCTCGTGGCTGCTGGCGAGCCGGAAGTGATCGGTGATCACGTGGCTGGCGATGGCGTTGAGGATGCCCCGGGGGCGCTCGACGACCAGGCCGCCGACCAGGGAGCGCCAGAGGCGCAGGAAGGTCTCGCTGGTGAGGTCCTCGGCGAGGTGGCGGTCGGTGCGGTGCAGGTGCGCGGCGATGTACAGGGTGATCTGCCGGGAGTGGTCACGGTAGATCGCCTCGAACTGGGCGCGGGCGGGAGCGGGCCCGGTGGGCACGCTAAGGTTCTGGTGGCTCATGACGGAGGTCCGATCTCCTGAGTGGGCAAGTGGTCCCCGGTCGGCGTTGCAGTCGCCTCACCGGGGGCCCTCTTGCGCGTGTGGGCCTATTCAGTTGTCGGGGCCGGGTTGGGTTCGGGCGTTGCAGTCGCCCGGTTCTCCCGGATTGCCTTGCGTACCGCGGTCGGTGTGATTCCGAGTTCGCGGGCTACAGCACTCTTGCTGCCGAGCTGTGCGACGCCGTCAACCAGGGCCTGGGCCCTCCTCGCGGCGCTCGCCGACATCTCTGCCAGCAGATCGCGCTGTAGCCGATCTTCGGCTTCAACCCGATCGCGCCATGTGGTTTCTGGCACGACGTCAGATTACTAGAACGCTAGGGTTCTGGTCAAGCCGCCTTGGCCACCTCGGCCGCCAGGTCGAGCCAGGACGAAGCCGGGTAGGACGCCCGGCACCACCGGCAGACCACCGGCCGACCGGGCGTCGCGAGCAGCACCGCGCCGCACACTTCCCCAGCCTCGTCCGTCCAGGTGCAGGTGCCCGCCCGCAGTGGCCGCTCCTGCGGGGCGATGATCGAGCGGGCCGAGGCGTGCAAGTCGCGGATCTCCTCGGCGAAGGTGCCGGCCTGCTGCCACTCCCTGGTGATGTACGGAAGCAGGCCGCGCAGCCCGGCGGACGCCCGGCGAACCCGGCCCCGGTAGTCCCCGAACGGGGACGGCCAGTGCTGCCCGGCGTCCTCGTGCACAGCCTGGCGCCACGTCTCCAACACGGTCACCATGCCCCCCGGGCCGCGCATGTCGAGCGCCGGCTCGGCCACCGGCAGCGGCGCATCCGGGCGGGGGCAGCCCGACCCGACGGCAGTGGACACCTGCGACGACGGCCGGAGGTGAGCCTCCAACGCGTCGTACAGCGCCGGCATCAGGCTCAACTGCCCGTCCAGCCGGGTGGTGCAGCGCGCGCACAGGTACTTGCCGGTGGTCTGCTGCTCGCAGGCCAGGCAGATCGTCATGCCTCCTCCTCGTGGTCGTGGTGCTGGGCGACGTCGGCCGGCAGAGCGCCGGTCGCGATGGCGAGCGCAACAGCGTGCGGGCCGGACACTGCACCGAGTTTGAGGAAGGTGCGGTGAAGCGAGGTCTTGACGGAGTTGAGACCGCCGTAGACGTCGAGGGCGATGTCGGCGTACCGGTGGCCGCGGGCGAGGCGGGCGAGGATCTCGACCTCGCGCGGCTCCAGCGGCTGACCGTACAGCGGGATCGTCATGAGGCTCTCCAGGTGCAGGTGGTCAGGCAGCGGTCGATACGGGGGAGCTAGCCATCCAGGGGTCCAGCAAGGCCGAAGCCTCGGCGACATCGAGCGCATCGGACACCTCGCCGGCCGTAGAGCCGGGAGCGACACGGAGTCCACGATGGCGCGCCATGCCCAGCTGGCGGGCGGACGCCGGTCGACTGCGCCAGGCAGAGCCCTTCATGGTCAGGGCGCGGCCGTCGATGCGCGTCGCGCCGATCTCTGCCCACCGCATCGCTTCGTGCTGCGGTACTTCGATGTCCCGGGCCGGAGGCGTTGGGCCGGTGCCCGTCGCCCAACGGCGGATGCGGAAGCGCCCCGGCACCGCGCCGGGGATCAGGAAGTAGTAGGCGGTGCCGGCCGGGATGAACCAGGCGCCGCCGACGGTGCGCAGCCACCGGATCCGGGAGGTGTGGAACAGGTCGATGTCCTCCCAGCGAACGGCCAGGGCCCGGCCGGCCGCGGCGGGCGCCTCGGTCTCAGCGTCGACGGCCTCGATGAGGCTCTGGTCAGGGCGCATCTCGGTGACGGCGTGGCCGGTCAGGTCGACGATCGAGGCCAGCTTGTGGCGAGTGCTGGAGCCGACGACGTCGAGGACCAGGGCGTCGCCCTTGCCCGGGGCGGGGCGCAGTACGCGGCCGACCATCTGCACGTACAGCCCGGCCGACTTGGTGGGTCGGGCGATGACCGCGCACGACGCCCAGGGCGCGTCCCAGCCCTCGGTCAGGACCATGCAGTTCGTCAGCACCTGGAGGGTGCCGTCCTTGTACTGCTGCAGAACGGTCTGCCGGTCCTCGGCGGCCATGTCGCCCCACACCGCAGCGGCCGGGATGCCGCGGCCAGTGAGGACGTCGGCCATGCTGCGGGCGGTGGCCACGGTGGGGGTGAAGACGACGCCGGATCGGTCGGCGGCGTGCTCGGCGTAGGCGTCCGCGACGACCAGGGCCGCGCCGGCGTCCTCCATCGCCTGGCCGAGCTGGCCGTCCTGGAGGTCGCCCCCGCGGGTCTTCACCGCGTCGAGGTCGAGGCCGTCGACGATGACGCGCTTGCCGCGGACGTCGACCAGGTGGCCGGTCCTCATGAGGTCCAGGACGTCGAGCTGGAACGCGACCGCCTGCCAGACGTCGCCGAGGCCGCCCTCGGTGCGGGTCATCGTGGCGGTGAAGCCGGCCACCGGCACTCCATCCCAGGCACCGAAGTGGTCGAGCACGGTGAGGTAGGTGTCGGCGGCGGCGTGGTGGCACTCGTCCACGACGATCAGGCCGATGCCGGTGATCGGGGCGCGGCGCCGGAGGCTGGCCAGGGTCTGGATGCTGGCGACCACGACGTCCACGCCGCGGTGCTCGTTCTGGCCGGCCTTGACGATGCCGACCTTGAGGTGTGGGGCGACGGCCCGGATCTTCGCGGCGGCCTGCTGGATCAGCTCCTCGCGGTGGGCGATGACGAGAGCGCGGCGGCCGAAGCGGGCGATGAGGTGGGAGAGCACCACGGTCTTGCCAGCGCCGGTGGGCAGCACGACGGCGAGGCGGTTGTCCGTGCTGTTGCGCCAGCCGCTGATCAGGCGGTCGATGGCCTCGCTCTGGTACGGGCGGAGGGTCAGGGTGCCGGTCACGGGGTCGCCTTCCTGGCTCGGTGCGGGGATGTGAGGGTGGGCTGCGGGTATCTCTGCGGGAATCTACGGCGGTGGCCGGAGTGCTTCTGAGCTGCTGCTTTGCGGGCTTTGCGGGTATCTGCGGAATGTTCTTCAGGCCGTGGCGTGAAGAGCAGAGGTGGATCTGAATCACCCTGGCTACGTGCCGGGAGAAGAGGGGATGTAGTACGCGGGTGCCTGTAGAAGCGGGCCCCGGAGTTCCCCGCAGATCCCCGCATCCCCGCATCAGTGCTGGTGGGAGCAGTAATCGAGCGCTGCGGGAATCCCGCCGTCTGCGGGGATGTGATCCCCGCAGATCCCCGCAGGTACAGCTGCCGGGCCCTCATCGGGCACCGTGCACGTCGACGCGCCAGAGGTTCTGCTTGCGGTGGGTGTCGGGCACCATCGTCAGCTTGTGGGTGCCGTAGTAGCGGCCCTGACGGCTCTTCAGCCAGTGGCCGAGCTGCTTCGCGGTCGGCGGGTCGTCCCTGGTCGTCGGGACGTACTCCTTGAGCGCGCCGAGCGCTTCCCCGGTTGCGATCGCGCGGTCGCCGAACGCGTCGCGCCACGCTTCCAGGAACATCCTCCAGTCCTCGGACTCGTCGTCGAGCGCCCTGGCGTCGTCCTGGTCGGCCATCCAGCCGAGCACTCCGAGGTGGTCGAGGATGCCGGCGATGAGGCTGGCCCATTCCGAGTAGTCGCCCTTGCGGACCCGGACGGTCGGCGCGCCGGCGGCGGCCCAGGAGCGCACCAACGTAACCAGCGCGGCCACCACCGTGGACGCGTTCGCCCGGAGCCATGGCCTGAGGTCGCCGACCTTGTAGCCGTCGCGCTGGTCCGGGTCGGGGCAGTTCGGATCGAGCCGGACCCACCAGATGCGGCGCCCGTTGTCTCCGCCGGCCCGGAGGCTGTTGCCGGTGGCGACCCACAGGCGGTCGTTCGGCATGCTGACCGTCGCGGTGACGCCGAGTACCCGGTCCCGCCAGATCTCCTCGGTCAGCAGGGCGGACAGGATCGGCGACTTGATGACGTGCCCGTTGGGGAGGTTGTCGAGGGCGACGACGGGCTGGCCGGTGGTGTAGAGCTGGGCCGTGATCGCCTTGCGCAGCTCGGCGTCGTTCTCCGGCCAGGGGGTCGACGCGGTGCCGTAGCAGTACTGGAAGATGTCTTTCAGCAGGCTCTTGCCGCTGCCGGCTGCGGTCGCCGTGATGACGAACATCGGCGTGGTGCCGTCGAAGTAGGGACGGATGATCGGGGTGAGCAGTGCGCCGAGGAAGTTCGCGCGGTCGGCTGGGGTCTGCCACGGGAAGTCGGCGAGCATCTGGCCGAGGACGATGTCCTTGGCCCGGGCCAGGCTCTCCGGTGTGAGTTCGGAGGCCAGGCGGCGAACCTTCACCCGCGGGTGGAGAAACAGGCCGGTGGCCGGGTCGTAGCCCGGTGCGGTGATCAGCGAACCGTCGCGGCGGAGCACCGGGGAGGTGACCACCCCCGTGATCTTCCGCAGCGGCCAGTCGCGCCGACCGAGGATGGTGGAGCAGGTCCGCGGGTTGACGAGCGCCCGGACCGCCTTGGTGCCGCCAGTCTCTTTGTCGTCGGTGACGGTGTAGGTCTGGACGTGGTCGGCGAGGTACGCCCGGAGGTTGTCGGCACCGAGCTGCACTAGTTGCGGGTCGCCCTGGTCGTCGGTGGTCACCCAGCACGGACCGCCGGACCGCTTGTAGAGGTCGGGAAGCTGGTTGGCGGCCATCACCGCGAGCAGCCCGTCGAGGCCGTCCGCTTCGTTGGTGATGTCGACCTCGGGCAGCGCTGCGGGTCCCGGGTCCTCGGGGAGGTCGGGCTCCTGCGCCGGGTCGTACTGGATGGCGAGCGCGCCGTCGGTCGGCGGGGACGCGCGCTGGACGGGCAGGTGGGAGACCGGGGCGAGGCCGCGGTGGGGTGTGGGATCGCCGTACCCCTGGGCGCGCAGGGCCCGGGCGGCGGCCTGGTAGTCGCCGCCGTGGTTGAGCAGCGCCCAGGCGCCGAACTTCGTGTAGGGCACCTCGGGGATGAAGTCGCTGCTGGTCGTGAAGACGTACAGGCGGTCGGCGGCCGGGTCGCGGCCGGTCGTCGCCTTCGCCCCGCGGGTCCCGTCGGCCCACCCCCAGTAGGTGGTGCTGCCGGCGGTCCGGATCGGCCGGAAGATGCCGGAGAGGATCTCCTCCCAGGACGCGCGGTGCTCGAAGTCCTCGCCAGGGCGCAGCCCTCCGCCGGGGAGTGGCTTGCTGTTCTTCGGTGCGGAGGCTGCCGTCTCGGGCCGCGGCACAGCGTCGACCATCCGGCAGACCTCGCGGACAGCCTCCATGTACTCGGCGGCGATGGTGGGGATGCTGTCCGGTCCCCCGGCGATCCGCACATACGGCCGACCGGAGGGGTGTACGGTGCCGCCGGACGGCTCCACGAGTCCGTACCCCCCCTCGCCCCGCGTCTCGATGAGCACGCGCACGATCCGGCAGGCCGGCTTCTCGGCGACGCGCTGGCGCTCCTCCGGGGTGTATTCGTCCTCGCGCGCCAGGCGGACGGCGAGCTTGGTGTTCGGCGGGACCGGAGCACCGTCGAGGCGGACGCGGTAGTGGACTCCGCCGGACGGTGTCTCGGTGGCCCATCCGGTCTGGATCGCTGCCCAGACGTCGCCGAGGCCGGAGGCTTGCATGATCTCGGTGACCTCGTCGAGGACGCCTTCGCGGACGGCGAGACCCTCGAACTCGATCATCTCGACCGCGCCGGAGACCTCGCCGTAGACGACGGCGATCCCGGCGTCACGTCCGGCGCGGAACCAGGCGTCGTGTTCCTCGGGGGTGGAGCGGTTGACCTTGTACGGGGTCCACTTGAGGGCGGGGGCCTTCTCGCCGTTCGCCCGGATGGGGATGACGCACAGGCGGGCGTCGTGGAGTTCACGCGCGGCATCGCGCAAGGTGGTGGTGGGCACGGGGGAAGCTCTCTTCGTTGGAGCTGGTGAAGGTGAGCGCGGCAGCCGGGGAGGGCGCGGGCTGGTTGCCCTCGCCCCGGCGCGGGACGGCGCTACTGCTGCAGGGCGTCGGCCTGCTGAAGGATGGTCTCGGCGAGCGCCGTGACCTGCGCGGCGATACGGCCGGCGGCCGCGCGCACCTCGGCCGGGGTGGAGAGCACTGCCAGGTGCGCGGCGGCCCGGCGAGGACCGCCGCTGTCCACGCCTCCTCGGCGGCGCGGAGCTGGGCCTGCCGGATCAACTCCCGTGTAGGGGAGGTGCGCAGGGCCTCTGGCCACTGCCCGGGGATGTGCGAGGTCACGAGGTCGCGCCGGGCTCGCCCTTGAGGGCGGCGAGCCCGGTCCGGGCCTCGGTCACCTGGTGCTGCAGCAGCGCGAGCTCGGCCAGCACGTTGCTGAGGGACGACGCGGTGATGGTCATCGCGGACCCGCCAGCATCTCGTGCAACTGGGCGCGGATGCCGTCGATCATGGCGGCGGCGGCACGCAGCTCGTGGGCGAGGCGGTCGAGGCCAGCCTCGTCGTACTCCTCGCAGTCGCCGCTGGCGAAGCAGACGGACGCACACGGCGATCGGTCGGCCGGGTCCTTCAGGAACGGCGACTCCGACAGCCACGCGGAGATCAGGTCCTCCCGATCCCCGTTCGCCCTGCTGACGGTGGCGAAGCGCTCCTCGGTGGAGTGGTAGACGTCCTGGGGGTGCTCGCCGACACCGTCCTGGGCGACGTGGGGCCGGGTGCACCAGCGGGGCTCGCGGATCGTGAGGATGCCGTCGCCCCAGACCGGGGCCTCGACCACCGCGCAGCCGGGGTGTGCGGCGATCTCCGCGTCGGCGAGCACCTGGGCGGCCGCGGTCGCGTCGGAGTAGACGGCCGAGATCGGTCGCGCCGGCGGGATGCCGAGTGCGTGCATGATCTCGTTGATCTCGTCCGGGCCGAATCGGCGCTTGTCGTATTCGACGGTGTAGCCGCCGTCGGGCCGCCGGCGCGGTGCGATCGGAGGCTGGCCCTGCCGGATCGTCGGGATCAGCTTGGTGGCCGGAACTGCCGCGTCCGATTCGGGAGTCGGCGTGTACACGGCCGTCCCTCGATGCGACGTACTGGGTGCTGTGGGAGCATCGCTCATGAGATGTGCCTTCTCTTGCTAGTTCGCGCTGGTGGAGCGGGGTGTCTCGGACGGCGTCGGGGTGGCAGCCCCGGCGCCGTCGCTGCTGTCCGAACTGATTTCGAGGACTCGGAGCAGGTCGGCGGTGATGACGCGGTAGGTCCGCCCTGCCCGGATCACGCGGCAGGGAAACTGCCCGGCGCGGGCGAGGGCGTATGAGGTGCTGCGACCGAGTCCGAAGGCACGGCCGCCGCTCTCGACATCAACGGTCGGCGGCCATCTGCGCAGGTCGCGGACACTGAGGGTCTTCTGTGTCACTGGATGTCAATCTCCCTGGATGCAGTGCTGCTGGAGCGTCCCCTGAGTCTGATCTCGGCCACCTTCGCTGTCAAGCCGTGCTGTCTTGTACAAGCACAGGATGCGTGGGAACGTTGCTCCCATGACAACTGGTGCTGAACCGTCCGACTGGGCGTCCCGACTGGCAGGCATGATCGCCGATGAGGTTAAGCGACTGAGGAAGCGCAGGGGAGTGAGTGCACAGCAGCTTTCCGAGAAGTGTGAAGATTTGGGCCTGGCAATTCCCCGTTCGGTGATTGCAAATTTTGAAAGCAAGAGGCGACTGACAATTTCGGTGCCAGAATTGATTATTCTCGCCAGGGCCCTTGAAGTTCCTCCGGTTTCTCTAATCTTCCCTGTCGGTCATTCTGGTGCGATTGAAATGCTCCCTGGCGTAAATGTCGAACCTATGAGTGCGATCAGATATCTAACGGGATCGGCTGCCCCTCTCGGCGTCGATGCCGAAGAATATAAAGACCACCAGATGTTCCTTTATCGCGAACATGAAGCTAAAGTCGACCATATCCAGGTGTTGGCGCGTAGGGTCGAGGAGGCTCGTCGGCAGCTGGCAAGACTCCTTGCCGAGGCCAATGATTCTCGGGCTACCGAGAGTCGAGAGCGTGACCTTAGGGGGCAGCTGGAGAACCTTGAGAACCGAAGTTCATCCCTCGTGATCGGCTTGAGCCAAGCTGAACTCAAGGGCTACAGCGATGATGCTCCTGCTGTAATCTCGATGATTGAGGAATTTCGGGAAGCGACCAAGAAGATTTCTGAAATTCGACAGTCGATCAAATATATCGAAGAGACTAGGAGGGATGTTGACTATCCGCGATGGATTTTGGAGTCAAATCTTCTAGCCATGAGGGACCAGCGCTTCGCGCTGAACTCCATCAGGAGGCGCATCGAATTGCTCGGTGTCGATCTTCCCAATTTGCCGGATGCTGTCCTGGCGGCATTTTCGGATCTCGACTCCATGTTGCAAGATGAGGAATTCATTCGCGGCAAATTTGTCGAACCTGTCAATATTGTCGATCGGGAGGAGTGATTCATGGCTGGGGTGCGTCGCGGTGGTGGCGTGTACAAGCGCTGCGAGTGCCGGGGGGAGAGTGGAAAGCTCCTCGGCTCGGCATGTCCGCAGCTGCCTCGGAAGAACCACGGCTCGCCAGCTGTCAGGCAGGAGCTTCCGGCATCTTCCGAGGGGAAGCGGCGTACATTCCGGCGCACAGGATTCGAGAGTGTGAAAGACGCACAGACAACGCTCGATGCCGTCCGAGCCGTCCTCGCCCTGGCTGACGAGGACGATGCCGACGCACAGCGCCGCGTCGGCGATCTCCTGGCGGACGTGGCGAAGCGCCGCGCGCCGATCCCGAAGCCCGAAGAGGTTAAGCTCCGCCTGGGCGTCGGTGTCCCCCTCGACGGCGCGATGACCGTGGCCGACTGGCTCGACACCTGGTTTGCCAGCAAGAAGACTCGCACGACCACCAACAACGGCTACGAGACCCACATCCGCGTCCACCTAAAGCCGCACCTCGGACACCTGCGCCTCGACCGCCTCAACTCCGGCCACGTGCAGGCGATGTTCGACGCCATCACCGACCAGAACGAGGTCATCGCAGCGGAGAACCAAGCCCGCCGCGAACAGGTTCTCCGGACCCGGGCCAGCCGGCCGGGAGCGCCGACGGCAGAGGAGGCCGCGCAGCTCGCGGCCGAGCGCGCCAGGCTCGCCGAGATGAAGCCGTTCCGCCGGATCACCGGCCCGGCCACCCGGCAGCGAATCCGCTCCACCCTCCGAGCCGCGCTGAACGCGGCGATCGTCCGCCGGCTCATCACCCACAACCCGGCCAAGCACCTGGAGATGGCCTCTGGAAAGAGGCCGAAGGCTGTGCTGTGGACCGCCCAGCACGTCGAGCACTGGCGCAAGACGGGCGAGACGCCCTCGGCGGTGATGGTCTGGACCCTCCCGCAGTTCGGCGAGTTCCTCGACGCCGCCGAAGACCACAGGCTGTACGCCCTCTACCACCTGATGGGATTCCGCGGCCTGCGGCGCGGCGAGGCCGTCGGACAGAACGAGCGCGACGTCGACCTGGACCTCGCCGAGCTCACGGTGGCCAAGGAGATCGTGCAGGACGGCTGGACCCCGATCGAGACCGAGCCTAAGACGGACGGCAGCGCCGCGACGATCGGCCTCGACAGCGTCACCGTGCAGGTGCTGCGCGAGCACCGGGCGCGGAAGGCGGCGGAGCGCGCCGCCGTGCTGCAGGCCCGGGCCGAGTACCTGGAGGCCGGCGGCGACCCTGCAACGGCCCCGGTCTGGATCGACAGTGGGAAGGAGTTCGTCGCGCCGGACGGCGGCTGGCTACACCCCCAGCAGGTCAGCGACGAGTTCGAGAAGATCCGGGAGGCAGCGGGCTTGCCGCCGATCAACCTGCGGGACATCCGCCACGTCGCCGCCACGGTGATCCACGGCGGCGGCGGCGACGTCCACGTCATCAAGGAAGTGCTCCGCCACAGCACGATCAAGTTGGCCTCGGACACCTACACCTCGCTCCTCAAGGAGGTCGACCTGGAGGTGGCCGAGCGCGCCGCGGCGGCGGTGCCCCGGGCTCGGCGCCGGCCGCCTGCCGAGACCTCGGGCCCGGACGCCGAGGACAGCGGCGAGCGGTTCCCGGAGGCTCCAGAGGGGTAG